GGATGTTTATTGGGTTGGTTCTAAATTGGCATGTCTATATGTTGTATACAATGTTGATAAGAATACTGGAACCAAAGCTAATCGATGGCTAACTAAAATTATTAATTATGCTGGATCTAAATCAGAAGATTCAAGCGCGTACGTAAAGGTATACGAATAATGAAAGGCTTTAAAACACAATTGGCTGAAGCCGCAGGAAAGAACACCCATATGACTCATATTGAAGATTTGATCCTCGATGGTGGAGTTAAGGGAGCGCGTCAAGCTATACTTGCATTGAGATCATTGCGAGATATGCTATCCGGTAATGCAAAATCTGCAGTAGACGTCACTGTTAAATGGGATGGTGCTCCTGCTGTATTTGCTGGAGAAGATCCATCTGATGGACAATTCTTTGTAGCAAAGAAAGGTATCTTTAATGCTAATCCAAAGATCTATAAGTCTCATGCTGATATTGATGCTGATACTTCTGGAGATCTAGCTAAAAAATTAAAGATGGCCTTTGATTACATTAAGCCACTTGGCGTAAAGGGTGTAATTCAAGGTGACTTTATGTTTGATAAGTCTGATCTTAAAACTGAAACTATAAGCGGAGTTAAGCACGTAGTTTTTCATCCTAATACAATTGCATATGCCGTTCCAACAGGATCTGCCTTAGCAAAAGATATTGAACGAGCTAAGATTGGTATAGTATGGCATACAATATATAGTGGAGCAACATTTGAAACAATGAGAGCTGAATTTGGTAGAGAAATTGTGCCAAAATTAAAAGCTTCAAAAGATGTTTGGATGGTTGATGCTACTTTATCCGATCTATCAGGAACTGCTACGCTGACTAAAAAAGATACTGAATTACTTAATAGTAAACTTTCAGATGCCGGTAAGTTATTTAAAAAAATATCTGGATCTACGCTTAAAGAGTTAGAATCAAACAAAGAACTAAACCTTGTTATTAATGTGTATAACAATAGGAAGGTTAGAGAAGGTCAAAGAATTACAAATACTAAGGCTCATGCAATGGGTCTTATTGCGTTTGTCCAAGAACGATACCAAAAAGAAATAGATAAAAGAAGTAGTCAAAAGGGCAAAGATACTCAAATTGCTAAACGCGATGCGCTGCTTAAATTCTTTGACAAATCTAATCTAAAAAACTTGCAAAATGTGTTTGATTTACAAAATTTAGTTGTAGATGGCAAATTAATTATTATAAATAAACTAAATGGCTTAAACAAAATTGGTACTTTTGTTAAGACTAAATCCGGATTTAAGGTAACCAACCCCGAAGGTTTTGTTGCAATAGATCGTATGGAAGGTGGAGCAGTTAAACTAGTTGATAGATTAGAATTTTCTACCAACAACTTTAGCAAAGATATTATAAAAGGTTGGGATAATCCTAACTAAATGGAACCGAGGATAAACATGAAAACGTTTAAAGAACACGAAGCAGATCTATCCGAAGACTCTGCAGACTTTTCTGAAGCAATGACACTTCAGCATAGAATGAAGATGAAAGCTAGCTTCAGAAAAAACAAAGCTAAAATTGCTCTAGGTAAAAAGAAAGCAGCAAGAAAATTAGCATCTCCTGAAAAACTCAAAGGTCGTGCCACGAAAAAAGCTCGTGATATCATGATCCAAAAAATCCTTAAAGACAAAAAGAAAGGTGATCTATCATTTGCTGGCAGAGCTGGCATTGAAAAGAGATTAGCTAGTAAAAAAGGTGCAATTGCTAAGATTGCTAAAAAGTTATTGCCAGCAATCAAGAAAGCTGATAGAGCTAAACTGAAGAGTAAAGGTAAAGACAAATAATATGGAATTTAAGAGTTTTAGCGAATATTTAACTGAAGCTAAAGGCGAAGTCTATTTCGTCTTTGGTAGATTTAATCCACCAACTTCAGGTCATGAGAAACTTTTTGACATGCTAAAGAAAACGGCTGGTAGTAATCCATATCGTATATATGGTTCAAAGTCGCAAGATCCTAAAAAGAATCCTTTGTCGTTTAAAGAGAAAGTAAAGTTTTTACGTAAAATGTTTCCAAAGCATGCTCGTAGCGTAATGGCTGATGCTGATGTCAGACATGTTATGGACATTGCTACTAAATTATATGACCAAGGTTATACCTCAGTAACTATGGTTGCAGGTTCTGATAGAGTAAAAGAGTTTGATACTCTACTCAACAAATATAACGGTGTCGATTCTAGACATGGTTTCTATAACTTCGAAAATGGTATTAAAGTTGTTTCAGCTGGAGAAAGAGATCCAGATGCTGAAGGCGTTGAAGGTATGTCTGCATCTAAACTTAGAGCGTATGCTTCAGATAATGACTTAGAAAACTTTTCAAAGGGAATGCCTAAAGGTTATAAAGATTCAAAGGTTTTGTTCAATACAATTAGAAAGGGTATGGGTCTAAAAGAAACTCATATGCATCGTAAACATGTTGAACTAGAAACAGTATCAGAAAAAAGAGAACAGTTTATAACAGGTAATCTTTTTAAAGAAGGCGACGAGGTTGTTCTAAAAGAAACAAATCAAATTGGTGTTATTAATAGATGTGGTACTAACTTCCTAGTAGTTGAATTTGGCGAATGGAAGAAAAGAGTTTGGTTAGATGATGTTGAACTATTAGGTGAAAAGACATATTCAGATATGGATTCAAAAGAAAAAGCTAAGTACGATGAGCCAAAACCTAATGCTCCCGAAAGCAAACACACAAAGAATTATAAAAAGAAGTTTGGTGAAATGAAAAGTTTTGCTCAATCTTTAGAAGAAGCTGATGCTAAATCAGCCCTTATGAAAAAAGCTGATAAGTCAGGAATGCCTTATGGTATCCTAAAGAAAGTATTCGATCGTGGTTATGCTGCGTGGAAGTCAAGCCATAGACCAGGAACAAATCCAACTCAGTGGGGTTTAGCTCGAGTTAATTCCTTTGTAACTAAATCTTCCGGTACTTGGGGTAAAGCTGATAAAGATCTTGCTGCAAAGGTAAGGGGAAAGTAATGAAATCATTTAAAGAAATCCAAGAAGCTAAATCAGCTGCATCAAGATTAACTAAACGCTTAAAGGGTAAAGGTGTTGATCTAGATAAGAGAGCTAAAGATCGTAAAGCTGAGCTAGATAGACTTAAAGCTAAGTATGCTAAAGAAGACTCTATAGATGAATCTCCTCTTGTAATGGATGATATGGATATAGTTGATACTTTATTTAAAAAGATTAAAGACGATATGTTTAAAGCTAGACGCCAACAAAAATCTGAAAAGAACTGGCCTAAGTTACAAACACTAGCTCAAATGGCTGGCTATGGTATTACAAAGAAAGGTCAAGCTAAAGATAAATCATTTAGATACGATATTAAAAAATAATGGATAATTTTAAAGAACATTTAGAACTTATGGAAGGTGTAAATGATCCTTCTATTTTTAAAGCGATTTTTCTAGCAGGTGGTCCCGGTAGTGGTAAATCATTTGTTGTAGGTAAAACAGCTTTACAAGCATTAGGTTTTAGATTAATTAATTCTGATGATGCTTTTGAAAAGGGATTAAAGAAAGCAGGACTTACTGCTTCTCCAGAGGACATTGCGTCAGCTCAAGGTCAATCTGTAAGAGCTAAAGCAAAAGCAATTACTGGTAGGAAAATGAACTTTGCTCTTCAAGGTAGAATGGGTATTGTTATTGATGGTACTGGTAAGGACTATGCTAAGATTAAAAAGCAAGTTGATATGTTAAGAGAAATTGGCTATGCTGTTCATATGATATTTGTTAATACAGATTTAGAAACTGCATTAGAAAGAAACAAGTTAAGAGATCGATCTCTAGAAGACGGTTTAGTTACTAAAATGTGGAAAGATGTTCAAAAGAATATTGGTAAATTCCAAGGGTTATTTAGAAATAGATTAATCATTGTTGATAACTCTAAAGGTTCTGATATTGAAAGTCAAACAATTGGGGCGTTTAAAAGAATAAAAACTTGGGCAGCCAAAGCACCTGAAAATGCAATTGCTACTAGATGGATAAAAGGACAGAAAAAATGAATAATGCAGATGAATTAAAAGCAAGAGATAAAATAGTATCATTGTTTACATCAAAGTGGAAGTACAAGATTGATAAAGATCAATTTGGTGCTGCTGATTCGTGGAAGATTATATACTCAGTTGATGATAAAGGTAAATTTGTTGGTGATTGCGAAGACTATTCTCTATCAATTCTATATAGACTATGTGGCGAAAGTCATCTTAAAATGTGGTGGATGTTACTTACGCATCAAGCTGGTATTTGTTTAGTAGGTCCAAGTAAGTGGAAAGTATCGCATGCTGTGTTAAGATACAAAGGCGAATACGTAGATAACTGGACTAGAAAGTTTGGTGGCAAAGATAAGATAGAAAAAAATCATACGTTCCATGTGTTTTATGGATATGGTTGGGCGTATCAAGTCGCTATTAAAATGATTATAAGTAAGTTAGTACGAACTATAAAGGGTAACTAATGTACGGGTTTAAAGAATATATTACTGAAGCTAAGATCAAATGGAAAAAAGTTCCAGATGGTTATGATGCAGGTAACAAAAAAGTATTTAAACATGTAACCTCTGATGGTAAGTTCGAAATTCGTTTGTCAGGTATGGACTCGATGAAGTTCAATAAGGACGGTAGTCAGAAAGTGTTGCCAACTGTATTTGATAAGAGCGGAGACACTCCAAGATACCCCATAACTGGATATAAGAATATTGCTACTGCTAAGGCAGAAGTTCAAAGGTGGAGAGATGATCATGCATAATTTTTTAGAACATATTGAAGAAAGATTTGGTATCTATGAAGGTCAACATGTACCTTTGGAACAACCTATGATTGAAATTGATGAAGCAGCTGAGCCTGAGTTAAATAAACCTAAGCGATCTAGTGGTAAAAAGAAATACGTTGTTTACGTTAGAAATACCAAGACAGGAAACGTAAAGAAAATAGAATTTGGCGACGAGAAGGGTGGTCTTACATCAAAGATTGGAGATAGAGATGCTGCAAGAAACTTTGCGTCTCGCCACAACTGTGATACTAAGACTGATAAAATGAAAGCAGGCTATTGGGCATGTCGTCTCCCAAAGTATGCTAAAGACTTGGGGCTTAAAGGTGGTGGATCTTACTTTTGGTAAACCATATTGGGAAAATGGAGAGGTAAGAACCTTTGACCCAACGTGCGAAGATGCTGAATTCGTTTGGCATAGAGACTTTGAAGACAGAGAAATAGAAATTTTAGAAGGCGAAGGTTGGCAATTTCAAATACAGAAATGCTTGCCTTGGCTATTAAAAAAAGGAATGGTGTTCGATATCAAAAGTACTGAATATCATAGATTAATCAAAGGGGTAACACCTCTTAAATGTAGGGTTTACAAATATGTCTAATGTTACTGCTCACGAGCAAAGAGCTGAAGCTCAATTAAGACTTGATCGCATAGAGACCAAGATTGATCAAATGGCCGAGGCTATTATTGCCTTAGCTAGAGCTGAAGAAAAAATTATAACTCTCGTTGAAATTAATAAGCAACAAGGGCAGCAAATATTAGGTCTTATAAATAGAGTTGATAAGTTAGATCAGGTCGTACGTGAAAATGCGGCAACAGTAAGTATAATTAATAAATTGTTCTGGATTATCGCTGCGGCAGCCGCTACAGCTATTACGGGCATGCTTTTCATAAAATAGGAGAATACTGATGAAAAAATATGAAGACGATATCATTGCAAGCGTAGCTCAAGCAGCCAGCGATGTATTAGAAGGTAAAGTAAAAGAAGAAGTTAAATATCCACACGATATGTTTGATCCAAAGACTGGTGAAAAAGAAGTGGCTAAAGACGAAGCTGAACATAAAGCTCTTGCTAAGAAGGGTTATACCCATGACAAGCCAGAAGTTGATGAAGTGGCTGAGCCTAAAGCTAAAGGCGAAAAAGAGTTTAAAGGCAAGCATAAAGTTAAGAAGTCTGGTGAAAAAGAAGATGGCTCTGTAGTTAAAGAAGAATCTTGCGACGACGATGAAGATCTTGACGAAGCAGTTGATAAGAAACTTATTAAGAAAGCTGTAGATATTGCTCTTAAGATGAGTGGTAATATGACTGGTGCCGTTAAGAAAATCGAAAAGATGAAGAAAGGTTTATCTAAAGATAAAGAAGTAGCAGCAGCATTACAACTAGCTAATGAAGAAGTAAGCGAAGCTGTAATTGAAGAAGCTCATGCTATGAATACTCTTTTAGAAGATAAAGCTAAGTACAAAGCATTCTTCAACAAAGCACTTAAAAAGTTTGGTATTAAATCACCAGGCGAACTAGAAGGTGATAAGAAAAAAGAATTCTTTGATTACGTCGATGCTGGTTACGAGGCTGATAACGAGGAAGACTAAATTATCTTGTATAGATAATATATGATGAAAATATTTGACAAACTTAATAGCCGAAATTTTGAACTCTATGCGTCACAGCATTACAATAATCCTGAGTGTTGTGACGTAGAAGAGTTTAAAGAAGATTTAACACGGTTTAAGTATCTTAAAAGATTACTTAGACGTTATGAACAATATGAAGATCTTCAAGAAAGACTTATTTTAAACCATATCATTGTTTTATACAATGTTTTTGGTATAGAAGCAGCTAATAGAATGATGTGGTTTAAAATAGAACCAGAACATTATTCTATATTAAAGACTTTTTTAATCTTCTTAAATTACTTACCAGAAGATGCTAAGGTAGAAATACCATTAGATCAAGTCATAATAGACAAACTGAGGAAACTTTAATGAGCGTAGTCTCAAGAACAGCAGATTTATTTTACGCTTTTAGATTTCTAAAGCTATTAGTTTCGTCTTGGGATAAGACCGATGCATATGAACTAGGCATTATTGATGCTGAAGGAAAGATCCTTAAGAAGGCTAAAGATAGAAAAACCCCACAAGAAAAATCAGCTTACACGGTTTTTCATAGACTAGTATTTAATGTAAAACGGCTACTCAATAAGTTACCATTTGGTCAAACTAAACTGGCATCGTACGCATCAGCTTTATTTTTGATTAAAGAAAATACAGGTCTTACTGATGATGAGATCAAAGAAATCTTAGATAAAGTATTTGAGGATATTGAAGACTTTATTGGAAGCGATATATCAGAAAGTGCTTTATGGTTTGATAAGAATAATAAACTATGTCCGGGAACATATACATTAATTCAAGATATTGCGTCTCCAAACACCGGTGAAGTTATTGCTAATGCAAACACTAAGGTAAAGGCCATTGATTTTACAGAGGCTTATGGAGAAATATTTGGTTTAAACGTATACCAAGTAGAACATCTTTTAACTAAACAAACAATATTAGTAACTAGCGTGGATTTAAAACGATGAAAACATTTAAAGATATGTGGGAAGACGCAGCAGCAAATTCAGTAGCATCGGGTGGTGTATCTATGCCACCCGATGCTGTTAAGAAAAAGAAAAAGAAAGATCTATACGATGGTAGAACCAAAGCTGGTCGTAAATTCGTAGAAAGAATAGTGGCTAGGCGCAGAGCAGCTGAAGCAAAAAAGGAAGCAAAAAATGAAAACGTTTAAAGATATTAGAGAAGCTATGTCAACTTGGACAGTCACTGTTCAAAAGCCAGTTAATAAGCTTAAGAAAGGCGACAAGCAAGTTGTTAAAGCTCGTTCTGGTTTTGAAGCAATTAATAAAGCTATGAAATTATGGAAAGATCCCGCTCTTAAAGCTGCTTCTGCAGATTCATTTAAGATTACTAAGGAAGGTCTAGACTTCTAATATAGGTTAAAATTATATGAGTAAAATATTGATTGGAATTATTGTTGCTATGGGTTTTACTGGTATGATGTATTATCAGTTTTCTGTCGTGCCAATGAAAAACAAGCTAGAAGAACAAACAAAGGTTATTTTAGCTCAAGATTTAAGAGATCAAGAACAAAAAGCCGCTATAGAAGCTATTCAAGATAATCTAGAAAAGACCTCTAATTCATTAAGAGGTCTTCAGGTTCAAAATCAACAATACGAAACTCAAATGTCTGAATATATGGATATATTCCGTAGACATAACATTGCCAAACTAGCAAGCGCTAAGCCTGGACTAATTGAAACAAGAATTAATAATGGAACTAAGGAGGTTTTTGATGCCATTGAAGCAGATAGCATTCGCATTAGCGCTCTTAACGATTAGTGGTTGTAGTCTATTACAACAGCCACCACGTGAAGTAAAAATAATAACTAAACCAATACAAATTGATATTGTCCAGCCAGTTTTGCCAAGAGCTTTAAAATTAAAAGAACCAAGATGGTACGTAGTATCAGATGCTAAAGTAATTGAAAAGTGCTTAAAGAATAAAGAAGGCAAATCCGATTGTAAACTAGGTAAAGAAAATCTATACCCTGAAGGATATACTCACCTAGATAAGTTCATTGATAGTATTAAAAAGAAACATGGCGGAGATACTGTGTTTGTTGCTATGACTGTAGCAGATTACGAATTAATGGCATATAATACACAAGAAATTAAAAGATATATTAACCAACTTGGTGAAGTAATAGTCTATTATAGAGACGTAACAATAAAGGTGGAAAATGACAATGTCAAAAAACAAGATGAAGAATAGATTAACTATATGGGAAAGAGCTGAGATTGCTGCTCAACTTTCAGCTATTGCATATATGAATCCTAAGCCCGCAGATACGGCTTGTAAAAAGCTTGGATTTACTTCAGGTAAAATTATTAGTAGAGATGGTGCTGAAGTACTTGTGGCAACTACTAAAAATGATATATGGTTTGCCTTTAGAGGAACAGAACCAAACAAACTCAATGATGTTATGGCCGATCTTAAAGTCATTAAAAATTCAGCAATAGCTGGAGGTAAAGTTCATGGTGGCTTTCAACAAGAAGTTGATGATGTCTGGATGGATATTGTAAAAGAACTAGAACATAACGATCAATTAAAGGTAAGAAAGGATGTGTATTTTACTGGGCATAGTCTGGGTGCTGCTATGGCTACTATTAGTGCCACGCGTTATGAACCTCAAGAACTCTTTACATTCGGATCGCCGAGAGTCGGAGGTAAACAATTCATCAAAAATTTAAAGTGTGATCATTTTAGATTTATGAATAATAACGATATTGTATGCAGAATCCCACCAGCATGGTTAGGATTTAGACATCATCATGGTACTATGATATACTTTAATCGATTTGGTGATAAGGCGTTAAAGCCAACGTGGACTGATTTCTTTTATGGTATTATTCAGTCATGGAAAAGATGGACATTCTTTGATGGTGTTGTAGACCATGGAATGCCTAACTATGTTACAGCTATTAAAAAACTAGCTAAAACGGAGAAGTAATATGCATTGGCTATTAATACTTACGCTTAAATCAATATTATCTTCAGTCATTGGTAGTTCATTCTACCAATGGTTTCAAGGTACCACTATGGGTATATGGTTTCAAAAGAAAGTCGATCAATATATGGAATACTTTGCTGAAAAGTATGACCTTGAATTGGCTAAAAAGGACGCAAAGTTCAGAAAACAATATCCACTTCAAGCTGATCGATTGGATCATCTAGAAGCTGATTTTATGACTATATGGGAACTTCCTGTTATTCAAAAGGCTATCGTCAACGAATTGAAAAAAAATAAATAAAATAAACGTTTACAAAGCGTGGGTTTTATGTTATAATATATACTATTACTAATTAATAAACTATGAATGATGGATAACCACTTATGACGATGCACGTAACTAAGCGCAATGGCACATCACAAGACTTTGATTTAGAAAAAGTACACAAAGTTTTAGAATGGGCTACTGCCGATATATCGGGAGTTTCAGTCTCCGAAATAGAAATTAAAGCAAATATACAATTATATGATAAGATTCCAGCATATGATATTCATGAACTTCTTATTAAATCAGCTGCAGAACTAATTTCTGATCATACTCCAAATTATCAATATGTTGCAGCTCGATTAATATCCTATAAGCTTCGTAAAGAAGTTTATGGCCAATTTAAGCCAAAGCCATTAGTTGAAGTTGTAATTGACAATGTAGGTCGTGGAGTTTACGATGGCGCAATTATGCAGGACTATACTCGTGAAGAACTATTAGAACTAGATGCTTCAATTAAACACGATAGGGATGATACATTTACCTTTGCTGGTATGGAACAGTTTAGAGGTAAGTATTTAGTTCAAGATCGAAAGACTAAAGTTCATTATGAAACACCTCAAATATTGTATATGATGATTTCAGCAACTTTGTTTGGAAAATATCCTAAAGAAACTCGACTAAAATATGTTAAGGATTATTACGATGCGATATCTCAGTTCTACATTTCGTTACCTACTCCAATTATGGCTGGCGTGCGTACACCGACGCGTCAGTTTTCAAGTTGTGTGCTTATCGAATCTGGCGACAATCTTGACAGTATTAATGCTACTGCCACCTCTATTGTAAAATATATTAGTAAGAAGGCCGGCATTGGTATTGGAGCTGGTTCTATCCGAGCTGAAGGTTCAAGAGTTGGTGATGGTTCAGTTGTTCATACCGGTTTGATTCCATTCTTAAAGTATTTTCAAGCTGCAGTTAAATCTTGTTCTCAAGGCGGCGTTCGTGGTGGAGCTGCTACTGTATATCTACCAATGTGGCATTATGAATTTGAAGATCTTATTGTGCTTAAAAACAACAAAGGCATTGAAGAAAATCGCGTAAGACATATGGACTATGCATTCCAAGTTAATAAGCTAATGTATGAGCGACTATTGACTGGTGGGGATATTACATTCTTTTGTCCAAATGATGTACCTGGTTTGTATGAGTCTTTCTTTGATGATCAAGATAAGTTTAAAACTTTATATGAAAAATACGAAAAGACTCGTTCTATTCGTAAGAAGACATTACCAGCAACTGATGTATTCTCTACTCTTATTCAACAACGTAAAGATACTGGTAGAATTTACATCATGAACGTAGATCATGCAAATGAACATGGCGCATTTAAACCTAAAGTTGCTCCAGTTCGTATGAGTAACCTATGTTGCGAAATTGATCTACCAACAAGTCCATTGTCAGATAATCCTGAAGATGGAGAAATCTCTCTATGTACATTATCAGCAATCAATTGGGGTCTTATTAATAACCCTGCTGAATTTGAAAAGTACTGTGATTTAAGTGTTAGAGCATTAGATGAATTACTTGATTACCAAAACTATCCAGTACTAGCTGCTGAAAAGGGTACTATGAATCGTAGACCACTTGGTATTGGTATTATCAACTTAGCGTACTTCTTAGCCAAACGTGGACTTAAGTATGACGAAGGCGCATTTGAAACTGTAGATGAATATGCTGAAGCATGGTCATATTACTTAATTAAAGCTTCTCAGCAATTAGCAGTTGAAAAAGGTGAAATACCTTTGAAAGATCACACTAAATATGCCGATGGAGTATTGCCAATTGATACATATAAAAGAGAGCTAAATAATTTAATAGAGCATAAAGAAAGACTACCGTGGAACGAGCTTCGAGAGAAACTCAAAGAAACGGGAACCCGCAATTCTACTCTAATGGCACTTATGCCAGCTGAAACAAGCGCTCAAATCTCTAATAGCACGAATGGTATTGAACCACCTCGTGCATTAGTTAGTTACAAGCAGTCTAAAGATGGTGTTATGGCTCAGGTTGTTCCTGGGTATCATCACCTTAAAAATAAGTATGACCTATTATGGGATCAAAAGTCTCCTGATGGTTATCTTAAAATCTGTGCGATTCTACAAAAGTACATTGATCAAGGCATTAGTGTAAATACATCTTATAATCCAGAACACTTCGAAGATAATAAGATTCCTATGTCTGTAATGATGACTGATTTGGTAACAGCATATAAGTA